CATGACTAAGTCAAAAGAGAGCTATCAGGCGCAGTGCTCGCGGCGCCTCCTAACAAAAGAGCCTGTTGGCAAAACAGTTTTTGCTAAGATGTGTAAAGAGAAGAAGAATGCCTCCTTACTCGTCTTGTTATGCTGTGACAAAATTTGTCATGGCGTTGGGGGGATTACCCCCTCCACCAAGGAAATTCTATTGTCATTCTTGAGAGTTTTCATAGGTAAGAGAATGTCGAGGGAAATCCCGTTTAGTAATAAGGATTTTCAGCGATTTCTCAATTCCATGAAGTATACTCTTGAACAAATAATAAAATATTCCGACAAATTCAATCAGGAACAAGCTTATTGTAAGTACTGGTTGGATTTATATCTAGGTAAGGTATTGAAGGACTGTAGTCCTCCAACAAAACCTTCCTGGATATCTTCTTCGCTATTTTCTGGATGGTGTAAGAACTTTATTTTACGTTGCATTGCAAGACGCGATGTTTCTTTTGTTTATTCCCTGCAAAAGGGTTCAAAACAAGCATGGCCGAGTCTTGGGCCGTATAAGCGTATTAGGACAGAAAATTTATTCGTCCAGCGCTTATCAACACCAAGAGGCGTCATTCCTCAAGACATGAGAGACGAAGTTTACAAAACTTCAGTCCATATCTTTGGAGAAATGATGTCTGGCTATAGTAAAAATAAGTTTCTTCCTACTGGTAGTGCTTGCTCACAAGCATCACGCCGTTTAGGCGGTGCGCTGAGCCTGTTCAAACCATTAAGTTTCCAGAATTTGTGCCCGAAGTTGGGTCTTTTACCAAGTCTTAGCAATCGCCTTGAGACTTGGAGGAATAAGACTTATGCCAAATCTTTGGACATAAGTTTGGGAGATCTTAGAACTAAATACAACTCTTTCATTGGAGTTAGTTATACGGTCATCCCGGAACCAGGTAAGTTCCGAATTGTAACTGCGGGGAATGGTGGTGTGTATTCCGCCCTTCAACCGCTCCAGGGGGCAATGCTTGATTGTTGGAAGAGATCCAAACATTCTACAATGCGCGACGATGATCTTTTAAATAAGGTCAAAGAAGTGTCTGAGGAATGTTCCGACCTTCCTTTCTGGGCTAGCGGCGATTTCGAGGCCGCTACCGACTTAGAATTGAAGGATCTGTCAATCAGCACCTACATGCCCCTGTATAATGCTCTCAAGGATTCCGATGAGTTAGTTCGAATCGGTCTTTCTTCACTTTCAGAAGCCCATTGCGGGCTGGACCTCGATCTAGTAATGTATCGAGCGGCTGGTGAGGAAAAATTCTTTGAGTATTATGACAGGAAATTTTTGGCAAAAAACAAAAAGGAACGAGAAAAGATTGAAGAAGATTTTTATGATCTTCTAGTGGATAGCGGCAAGATTAATGACGATAACAACGATGAGCTAAATAATGCTACATTTTGTGAGGGTCAACTCATGGGCCATCCACTTTCCTTTCCTCTGCTCTGTGTTGCCAATTTGGCTGTGTTCAATACTGCTGTCGAAAGATGGCGTGTATTGAATCCTGAGTGCTTCTCTGCTAAGAAGCTAAATAGTATTTGTAGAAGAATGCGCAAGTATGTGATTGTGAATGGGGATGATATTTTATTTAAATGTCACCTTTCATTTCACAAACTTTGGGTCCAGACCTGTATGGAAGCTGGATTCAAGTGCTCAGATGGTAAGAACTATCTGAGTCCTGACTGTGCGCTAATCAACTCTCAACTTTATAGAGAAGTTGGTGCTTCTAGTTCGTACGGACGAGAGGTCCGAAGGTGTGGTTATTTGAATCAGAAGATAGTATTGGGTAAGTCAGCGAAAGCTGGCGAATCTGAAGCTACACCCACTCAGATTGGTAGAGAAATAAACCGTATGGTTAATCATTGCTCATGGACTGAATCTTTTATCCCTCAGATTTTTCAGAGGTGGAAAGATGTCCATGGGAAGTATTTTAAACCTAATTGGTTTCTCCCAATTCATCTGGGCGGGTACGGCGTTGATCCCAAGTACTCTTCCCGTGTTAGGCTAACACGTGAACAACGAGTCGTTGCTTCTCAATTCATAAATAAGCCTGGCTTGATGTTATATAAAGCCAGTAGGTTCTCTGCTAGAGATCCTAAGGAGCGTTCCATTTTGCAAAAGATCGCTAAGAAGCTGATGAGAAATGTCATTATGCTTCCCGAATCACAACCTGAGCCAGAGGATACTGTTCCTCTAGCCACCGACAATGATCCGTGGTTACTTCGGCTTAAATTTATGTCTAGGGCTATGATGGATGAATTCGCTAAACACGAAAGTTTTGGTGTTAGCAATGATCATCCAGGTGAGCAGACAGGATATATTCCTCAATACATTAAGAAAGACTATCGATTAAAACCGATGTCTCAAGAAAAGATTTTGGAATATAGAAAGGTGAGATTCTTTTCTAGAGAAAAGTTCCCTTGCCCCTCTATGCCTCCTGTTATATCCGTCAACCCGAGTCCAAATTTTGTCTCTAGGCCTATCGGAGCCTGTAATAAACGAATCCGAACGGGGTTGGTGTTCGTAATATCCCAAAACGGTGAACTTGATGTTCTCAGAACTTTGTACAAGAATTTTATAAACTTGTATAATTGGTTCGCATCTCGTTCTTAATACTTACGTACTAAACAAAATGTCGAGAGACTGCACGGCGATTCCCATGTGGTTGATCACCAATGAACAGTCCATCAGTCCTGATGGATCCCGTTTTTGGACATGCCAAAGAATAATAATAAGAGCGCGGCCCGTAGGGCTAAACGCGCAAAGATGAGGGTTTTGCAGAATTCTATCAATCGAAAGATGGAACCTGTTGAATCCAAATCTCCCGCCCCTCAAGGGGGCACTAGCCTTCGTAATAACCCGATTACGACTGCACCGGTTTCATTCTCCAAGAGAATGGGTTTCGGTGGCTCGGAAGGAAAATCAAATTCTTTCAGGGTACAGAAAAGAGAGTATATCACTACACTTCATGGTAGTACTTCCTTTAATGTTTCTGCTAGTTATCATATCAACCCTGGGTTGGATACTACATTCCCATGGTTATGGGAGACTGCTGTAAAGTGGCAGCAGTACAAATTTCATAGGTTTAGAGCGTTCTATATTTCAAGAGCCTCAACTTCTACTCCTGGTTCTGTGATTATTTCGCCAGAATATAATATTTCTGATGGAATTCCTACTGATAAGAGAGAAGCTTTAGATACCCAAGATGCTGTCGTCGACAATACCTGGAAGGAATTACAATGCGATATGGACATTAAAGCCATGTTCGGCATTGGACCCCGAAAACAGGTTCGAAGAGGACCAATATCTTCAGATCTAGCAACTTATGATAGTGCAATAGTATCCTTCTGTACAGACGGTCAATCAAACACGAACGCCATTGGCGAAATTTGGTTTGAATACGACGTGGAATTCTTTGTTCCTCAGTCTACCCAGATCGGTTCTCTACTTTCTCAAAGATGCAACGTTTATCTCTTGACAAACGATGTTTCCGTTACTCATAGTAGTAATGTGCTTTTAGATCAGTGGACCCTTCAGGGTAGTCATAATCCACTTAATGTGGTCAACTTCGGTGGGCTTTTTACCCTCCAAGATGGAACATATCGTATAGACTATCTGTCATCCGTTGGATGGGCCGGCACTTCTGTGTCTGGCTCCAACGTTCAGGCCCTAATTTACCAATCAGGAACCGTCCTCAAGACCCAAGCTGAGAATTCAACTGCGGGTACTGGAGGTTACGGTGGTCAATCATCTATTGTTAATACAATTATCTATACTGCTTCAGGTGGAAGCGGCGCATTGTCTTTTAATGTTGCTTTTAACAACACTGTCGGTTATGCCGCCACTGTTGCTAACAGCAAGACAATGGTAATTATAACAATAATGTAATCCTGATTACCTTATTCTCTGATCAGATTTATTTCTGCCATGGTTATACAGTCCATGGAATCAGCATGTATCGTGAGAGATCACGTTAATCTTAAGTTCCGACACAAGTGTTGGTTGGGAGTTGATATTTCTATTCAATTCCTTAGATCGTATTATTATCAATTATTTCCTTGATAACATACATGCAAAACTGTCGTTTTATCTTGATCCAAGCAAGCGGCTTGGTGTCGTGGTTATGGTTCGAGCATAATCGTGATATGGTCAGCGATTTCATCTCTTTTTCAAGAGTGCTCATGATGTAAGGCGAGGGTGGTTACGCACCGCCTTAGCTAAGAAATTTATTACATCCTCTGATTGCTTATTGCTTTTTGATGATTTTCGCTTCTCCGCAGTCCAATCAAATATGATTGAACAACAGATCTTTGCGGGTCACCCTGAGTGAGTAATAATTCGTG